AGCGCTGGCGTGTTTTCAATAACTGGGATAGACAGAACGTCAAGACAACGAGCAGCGCGCAGAACTCAACGGTATATCCTACCTATGACCCGGAAAACTTCGCATCAGAGGTTGAAGAATGCGGCGGTATCGAGAACCACAAGGGGCAACTGTTATACGTGAACCTCGGCACAACGCGCCCGTACCCCCTTAGTACGTTCCATTCGGTACGAAACGAGATGGGTGCGGAGGACAAGAACGGTAAATACGTTAACCGTACTTTGGGCAGGGGCTTCCACATGTGTAGTATCGTGTCGCACGGTGATTTCGAGACCGAGCAGGCACAGCAGGAGTTCAGAGATACATTAGCCGAGATGATGGGTAGCGAGAACGCCGGTTCAGTGCTTACTGTAAGAGACGAAAACGTAGCTACGGACAAACCATTTATCAAAGTTGACCAGTTAGGCAGCCCGATAGATAGGGAGCTTTACAAGGCATATGTAGAACCCCTTAGAAAGGACATCGCTATATCGGCATATAACATTCCATTACCCCTTATTGATAGCTCGCTTATGACATATTCTAATGCTTCGGGCGAGGTTATAAAGGAGCTGCAAAAGGTCTATCGCAATAGCTTGCAAAAGATACGCCAGCGTATTTCGCGCGAGTTGTACCAAGTGTTCGGGGTTGACCCGTCAGTTACAGAAATTAATAATAAATTTGAAGAAGATGGCATACCCAATAGCGTTGTTTCGCCAGTTGTTTGAGATAGCGACGGACGTTAAAGACAACAAAATAGAAAAAGCATTCTTCGAGGCAGACCTACTCGATATATTGCCGCAGATTGACAGCATGTATGAGGCTGTTCCGGGGCAATATATCCCGGACGGGTCTAACTTCGCAGGACTTGAAAAGGTTATTTGTTACTACGCGTTCGCGCGGTATTTGCAGATAGCAGACCAAAACAGTACGAGCACGGGCATGAAAATTCAGACCTACGGCGGCTCGGTAGTAGTTCCCGATACAAGCAAGGTTAAAAGGTTTGAGGCCGAACGGGGCAAGGCAGACCTTTTTATAGAGCCGTTGATTTGCCGAATGAAGGCGGACGGGTTTATAAAGGCGTGTACAGTATTGAACACCCGTATTGGGTTAATCAAGTGATTGAACAATTAGAGACCTATTTCCGCACATTCTTTGTTGTTACCGTTCTAACAGTAGTTACGGATGTGAGGGACTTTATATTTTTAGTGGTTATCGTTACCGCGTTGAATTGGATGGCAGGCTATTTGGCAGACCGGGCAAAAGGAAAGCCCTACAAGCACAAAAAGACCATGCGGGCGGTTAAGGAGCTGTTTTTAACCAATGCAATTCTATTCTTTGTAGCCCTAACATGTAATATGTTGGGGCCTGGGATAGATTATCAGCTTTTAGTTAAAGTGCTCACGGGTATATTCCTTATTATATACGCGCGTAACATAACAAGAAACCTTAGGGTTGCGCAGCCGGGAAATGAGTTCGTTAAGGTGCTAAACAGCATAGCGAATAGCAAGTATTTCCAACTTAAGAAAAAGATTAAGGATGGCGAATTTGAAATACCCTTAGAAGAAAAGGAGAAAGAAGATGGCGAACAGCAGTAAATTGGTACCGTTCATCCTACAGTGGGAGGGCGGTTTCGTTAATGACCCGGACGATCTGGGGGGCGCAACAAACAAAGGTATCACCATAGGCGCATTTACTGAATACAAGAAGCGGAAGGGGCAAAAAGCCCCTACCGTTACCGACTTGAGAAACATATCTGATGCCGAATGGCACGATGTTTTTAAGTCCTTGTATTGGGATAGGTGGAAAGCCGATGAGATTAAAAACCAATCAGTAGCCAATATCTTAGTTGATTGGGTTTGGGCTTCTGGTTCGCACGGTATAAAGCGCCCACAACGTCTTTTGGGCATCAAGGCGGACGGTATTGTAGGTAAACAGACCATTGCAGCCCTTAACGCTATGGACGCGGCTACGCTCTTTAAAATGATTAAAGACGATAGGGCAAAGTTCATAGACGAGATATGCAAGGCGAGACCCAAAAACGAGAAATACCGCAAAGGGTGGATGAACCGTATTAATGCGATACGCTATGAATAAACTGCAAAAGATAATTATAGGCTTTGCAGTCCTCATGGTGCTATTTGGTGCAATAACCAAAATGGTAGACACCATAAGGAAGCAAAGAGCCGAGATAGGACGTTTAGAGCGTAACGTTGAGGCGATGAACGACGTGCAGATAGAGTATAAAACCAAGCTCGGAGATGCGGCAGTGAAGTGTAAAGCGCTGGAGATGTCGCACAAGGAGCTAAAGAAGACGAACGCAGACCTATATAAAGAGGTGGACGCGCTTAATGTCCGGGTGAAGGACGCGCTTTCCGCAACTCGTACCGTTACCAAGACAGTAATAAAGGAGGTTGTGCGTACCGATACAGTGGCTGGCGAGTTGATAGCCGAATACAGGGACGCATGGAACACGATACAGGCGAGGGTTAAACGGGATAGCACGGAATTAAGCTACCAAGGTAGGGACACGATAACGGGCGTTATCACAGTTCGGAAGAAGAAATTTTTGTTTTTCAGATGGGGGGTTAAGGCTATAGAGCACGACATATCAAACAAAAACCCCAAAGCAAAGATAGATATAGACATAGCTGTAAAGCTAAAATAATTAGGGAATGGAGGGCTGTTAACAGTTCTCCATTTTTCGTTAACATCCCTTAACCACAGCCTGCACAGTAGAAAAGTGGGTCTGTGCAGGTCTTTGTGCACTCTAACTCTCTATATTATAATATATTATATGTAAATGCACAGTATGCACAGTAAAAAGGGGGTAAAACATTATTCTGGAGAAAATAGCATTTACCACTATAAAACGAGCTGTAAAAACCACTATATTCTATATTAAAGTTTAGAAATTTAGGTGTGTTTCTGTGCAGTGCAGGATAAGACACTGATAAATAGCACTTTAGCTTACACCGGCTACTTCTTTACATCTTTTCACTTTTGATTAAGGTTTATTAGCACAAAAAGAGATACAACCTATTGATATTTGCCATATCTTTGCAATGTCAAAAGGAAACAAGGTTGTTCTTTACCGAAACTAAGAACACGATACCCTTAAAAGGAAAGTTTGAAAAGTGAATGAGATTCAAACACCGGGTTACCCAAAGACAAGGAAAAGAGGTCACCAGGACATTAAATTGGAAATAAACGTGAACAAGTAAGAACGTAGATTTGTTATCATTGTATTAACGTATAAAACGAAGCGAAGTATGAAAGCAATCGATTTAATTTTTAGAGAAACGCTGACCAGCGGTCAGTTCGAGGTGAAAAGCCACGTTTTGGTATTTATAGACGAGGCAGGCAACGAGTATAGCGATACTTTTTCAGAGGTACGCCATAACGGTAGATTTGAGGCATACCAATACAAAGGTATGGCATACGAGCACATGCAGAACCTTATGGAAGCTATTTTCTTAAATAAGGTTAACAAGTGAACCAACGTATTAGCAAAAGCGTTATATTTGCATCAACAATTTAAAAAGATAAAGTTATGAAAGAGCGAAAGTTTATTATTGAGGAGGTGAAAAAGCATTTGCAGGCAAGCGCGAGAAAGAACAAATACCAAGTTATCGACGCGGTGCAGGAAATGCCGACGTTCGAAGGGTTTATACTCCCTTACTACGTCTCTACAATGGGAGGAGCGAAATACCCCGTGAACGTGGGAGATATGTACATATACTGCGATGAGTGGGAAGAGTTCTACAACGAGACGGTAGCCAAGGTTGCACAAGCCATTTTGGAAGCCGAACAAATCAAAGAATCATAAATTAGTTATTCACCATATAAAAAGAAAAAAAAATGAAGATTACACCGTTAACAATCGATTTTGACGTTACAAACGCACAAGAAGTGGAATTTGTAAATGACCTAATGAACCGTCTATTTGGAAGCGCACCCCTTAAGGCTATGGCAGCGCCTACAGAAAGCCCCGTAAACAGTACAAGCGTACCAACGTTTAGCGAACCTACACAGACCGCCGCACCCGTTCAAGAATTTAAGAAGGAAGCAAATCCCGAAGCCACAGCGGTAGCTATTGCAGAGGAAACAATTACCGAAGCTATCGCAGAGGAAACAATAGCAGACGCTATCGCAGAAGTTAAAAAGGAAATGGAAAAGCCCGTAAAGGTTGAAAAGCAAGTGAAGCCAAAGACCGTAAAGGGAGCCCCACAAGCGCCGATTGAACCCGAACCCGTACAAGCTCCCACCGAGGAGGAGAAAGCCCCGGAGAAAGCCTCAAACGAGCCTCTAACGGCAAAGGACATGCAGGCGTTCATGATTGACTTAATGAAATCTGGGAAAATCACCCGTCCGCAATTAACGAATATCATGTTGGAGTTCGGCGGCGCATCCCTTATGCGTATCAAGCCCGAGAAGTTCGAGCTATTGAAACAACGTATTGAAACCTATAACGATTAAAAAGAATGAAAGTACAAGTAGGCCACACAAGTAGGGCACACGCCCTACTTTCTCCGAGCAGCTCGCATAGATGGCTTAACTGCACACCGTCTGCACGGTTGGAAGAACCGTATGAGAGCACGAGTAGCGCAGCATCGGAAGAGGGAACGGTAGCGCACGAGTTGGCAGAGCACGCGATAGAAAAGTATTTAGCCGGGGAATACCTACCGTTATTGGACGAATTGCCCGTACCCGATGAGATACGTAACAACAAATATTATAGTTCAGAAATGGAACACTACGTAACAGATTACGTGTGCTATGTGTGCGACATATACGAACTGGAGGAAGGCGCTAAAATGAGTATAGAACGGAAGCTCGACCTAACCACGTACGTTCCCGAGTGTTTCGGTAGCTGTGACTGTGACATAGTAGGCGAAACAGTTCTAAACATCATAGATTTAAAATACGGTAAGGGCGTACAAGTGGACGCTGACGGGAATAGCCAGTTAATGATGTACGCTATTGGAGTTCTTAACTCCTTAGAGCCAGTGCACCGTTCCAAGATTGAAACGGTACGCATGCACATCGCACAAGTGCGGTTAGGCAATTACTCGGTATTCGAGATGTCCGCACGGGACTTGACCCACTGGGCAATACACGTACTTCGCCCCACTGCCGAAAAGGCATGGGCAGGACAAGGGGTGACTAAAGTAGGTAACCATTGTAAGTTCTGCAAGTTCAAAGCACAGTGCAGGGCACAGAAAGATGCTTTAGTTAACGAGTTCGAGACCTACGGGGACACCAAGGCATTAACGCTTGACGAGATAGGCGATATATTAAGCAAGTCCGATATGTTCACCGACTGGCTGGCAGCCGTTAAAACTTTCGCGATGCAAGCCGCTACACGGGGCGAAAAGGTCAAGGGGTGGAAACTCGTTGAGGGCAGGTCAGTACGTGTCATAAACGACACGGAAACAGCTATAGAGCGCCTAAAGGCTGTAGGTTTCTCAATGGAGGACATAACCAACAGCAAATTAAAAAGTATCGGAGACCTTGAACGCCTGGTTGGTAAAAAGCCGCTCGCCGCTACGCTTGACGGGCTGATAGTCAAGCCGCAAGGACTGCCAACGTTAGCCCCGGAAAGCGATAAGCGCGAGGAACTAAGCCCAACTATAGATGACTTCGATGAATTAAATTCATAAAAGAAGTTAACGAAAGAACCAACCTATAGAATTAGTTGTTATCTTTGCATCATCGAAAGAGAGATAACAATTAATTTAAAAACGAAAAGATTATGAGTACATTTAAATTCAACCAGGGAACAATGAGTAACGAAGTCCTTACAAAGTTAACGAAGTTTTGGAATAAGAAGCAATTCCGAACATGGAGTAAATCAGAGCTTGAAAGAAGTTCAAATAACATGCAAGTTCTTTTGGCAGCTCTTAAGGAAACAACCGCATTTGAACTGAAAATCGTTTTAAAAATGACCAGCTTCGAGATTATGAAATATCCCGCCAAGTCGAAAGAGTATATAATATGGCAGGCTAACAAAGAGGATTTAGATTACGCTCTTTCAATAGCCCCAAAGACTTTTAAAGTTAAACAAGGTTAACGAAAGAACCAACCTATTGATTTATTTGTTATCTTTGCAACATCGAATTAAAAACGGAACGCCCGAACCGATTAGAGGGCAAAAACAAAAATTGTAGAATATGAAAGCAATGATTAAGAACGTGAGATTGAGTTATGTTAGATTGTTTGAAGCGCAACAAGTCAACGGACAAGGAGAAGCAAGTTACAGTGTATGCTTATTGATTCCGAAGGATAGCCCGGAAGTCCCAAAGATTAAGAAAGCTATCGAAGCCGAGTTTTCAACCCTTAAGGCACGTTATCCGAAGTTGAACGGCAAAGACCCGAAGGTATGGACTAACCCATTAAGAGATGGGGATGCCGAGAAAGACGGCGCAGAGTATCAAGGTTGCTACTTTATCAACGCAAAGCGTAAAGAGAAGCAGGGCGCGCCTATTGTAATCGACGGTAAGAAACAGTACATAACAGACCAGAACGAAGTTTATAGCGGTTCTTGGGGCAACGTAGCCGTATCATTTTACCCTTATGAGTTTACCGGGAAGTACGGTATCGGCGTAGGCTTGAACGGTGTGCAGAAGACGAGAGACGACGAAAGACTGGACGGCGGTACAAGTATTGACGATTTTGATTTCGAAGACGATAACGACGATTTATTCAACTAACATTTTAATTAAACAGATTAATAGCCGGGCGGTGTAACAGCCGCCCAAAAATAAAAAGCAAAAATGGGAAAATACGATTCATACGTAAACGCAGAAGGTGTTAGAATTTCAAAGGCAACGGGCAAACCGTTGAAGAAGTATAATAAGGTCAACAAGGCATACTGGGCAGCCCGTGAGGGCAAAGCAGTTGTGGGAGTACAGCAACCTACAGTAGAGGTAGACCCCTTGATAGAGGAGCTTAAAAGCTATTACAACGAGGAAGAATTAAAGGGTATTATCGGTTTGAAGAAGGACGCAGCCCCGGTGGAGCTTGTCGAGATTAAAACCAAAACAAAAAATTCACTCGATGAGGGTAACACCGGGTTTCTTATTGCGTCCGACTGGCACGCAGAGGAGACGGTGAAGGCTCCCACGGTTTTAGGACTGAATGAGTTCAATTTGGAAATCTCCGAACAGCGTATTAAAAACTTCTTTTCAAATGCCATCTACATGATTAAAAAGAAACCAGTGGATAACCTTGTAGTGGGCTTGCTTGGCGATATGATAGGCGGTTATATACATGACGAGCTGGCGCAGACAAATGGGCTGTCCCCAATGCAGGGTGTTGCATTCGTAAAGAAGCTAATCATTTCGGGCTTAAAAGCTATTCACGACGAACTGCCCGAACTTCAAAAGATTATCGTAGTAGGTATTTGTGGCAATCACTCGCGAACAACAAAACGTTTACAGTTTAATAACGGTTTCGCCCTTAATTTTGAGTATTTCTTATATAAGGACATTGAACAAACGCTCACCTTGATGGGTCTAACAAAATTTGAGTATGTGATTCCGGAAGGAGATTTAGCATATCTCGATATCTACGGAAAGAAAATTTTGTTTGCACACGGTTTCCAGTTTAAAAGCTCGGGCGGCGTTGGGGGTGTGTACCCGTCAATGTTCCGATGGTTCGGTAAAATGAACCAGGTTATAAAAATCGATAAAGCCTTTTTAGGCCACTGGCATTCAAGTATTTATACAAAAGAGGTTTGTATAAACGGGTCTTTAAAAGGATACGATGCCTTTGCAATGGGACACGGACTGCCGTATGAGGTGCCACAACAAACCTACGTAATTCTTAACGAAAAGCGAGGCTTTATTTTCTACTCACCTATTTTCGCAGATTGATATGCTGACATACGATAGAGCAAATGAACTTTTCCACTACGAGCCAAATAGTGGAAAACTCTTTTGGAAGCACCCCATATCGAATAGGACACGGGCAGGAGACGAGGCCGGGACAGTGGTAAGACAAGACGGCTACAAAATAATACGATTAAGGGGGAAAACAAATATTTGTACATAGGATTATTGCCCTGCTCGTATTCGGAGAGCTTCCCGAAAAAGCGCAGGTAGACCACATAAATCACACACGGACAGACAACAGACCCGTAAATTTAAGAATTGTAGCGCATTCAGAAAACACCAAAAACCAATCAAAGCAGATTAATAATGCGTCGGGCGTGTGTGGGGTGTATTTAGACAAGCAAACGAAGAGATACAAAGCCCAGATAGGGTCACGGGAGGGTAGATGCTTTTTAGGCTCGTTTAAGACTTTGGAAGAGGCTACGGCCGCGCGCCTGGAGGCAGAAAGAAAATACGGTTACCACGAGAACCACGGACTATAAAGTTAAAAAGGCTACTAGTTGTTAAATAAATGCAATTAGTAGCCTTTCTTCTTGTTTATTAAAAACATTGTCGTACCTTTGCCGTTGTATTAGTAATAACAATTAAAACAATGAATTATGCGGAATTTATTTATCGATTTTGAAACATTTAGTACTACTGACATTAAAAGTGCTGGTAACTACAAGTATTGCGAGGATGAGAATTTTCAAATATTATTGTGCGGTTACATGTGGGACACCGACACGGAGGTATCAATAATAGACTTAACGAAGCCCGGAGGACTGGACGAGTTCAACGAGTTGTTCTCCTCTGTAGCTAATGACCCGGAAGTAATTATAGTATGCCACAATGCTACGTTTGAACGTATATGTTTGCGCGAATACGGGTTTGACATAAGCCCTATGCGTTTTTTCTGTACGGCTAACATGTCGTTATATTGCGGTATGCCCGCATCATTGGAAGAGGTATCTAATATTCTGAACCTTGACAATAAAAAGAAGGGCACGGGCAAAAACCTTATCCGTTATTTTTCCGTACCTTGCAAACCTACAAAAGTAAACGGTGGGCGTACCCGTAACCTTCCCGAGCATGACCCGGAAGCCTGGAACGAATTTATAGAATATCTTCGCTATGACGTGCTTTCGGAAAAGGAAATTTTCGGCAAGTTATCGCGGTTTGAATTTCCCGAAATAGAGCAAAAGATATATGCGGCAGACCAGCGCATAAACGACTACGGAATACGGGCTGATTTGCAATTAGCAATGGCCGCGCGCGATATGGACGAAGAGTATAAACAGAAGTTATCCGAGACAGCCGAAAGCAAATACGGTATCGGTTCGCTAAAGTCCATGCCCCAGTTAAAGGGGTTCATTAAGGAACGTACGGGGGTGGTTGTTTCGTCGTTAACTAAAGGGGCGATAGAGGATGTTATAAAAGAGATTGCGAGCCTTAAAAACGTTACTGACGAGGATAAGCAAGCTGTGTTAGATGTTATCAACATGCGTAGGGAGATAGGCAAAACGTCTAATGCCAAATACACCGCTATACTCGCAAGCGCCGGGAGGGGCAACCGTATCAGAGGTTTGTTCCGTTACTACGGGGCGAGCCGTACCGGGCGATGGGCTGGGCGCTTGGTTCAGTTACAGAACTTACCCCAGAACCACATCGAAGACCTGGACGGGGCACGAGAACTGGCAAAGATGCACGACCTGGATATGATGGAAGTTATATATGACAAGCCCACGCATATACTATCGCAACTTATACGTACCGCGTTTATCGCCCCCGAGGGGTACACGTTCTCCGTAGCTGACTTCTCGGCGATTGAAGCCCGAGTAATCGCATGGGTTGCAAACGAGCAATGGCGTTTAGACTTATTTAACGACCCAAAAGCGGATATATATTGCGCTTCCGCCTCTAAAATGTTCGGTGTCCCGGTACACAAGGGCGACGACTTAAGGCAACGCGGTAAGGTTGCGGAGCTTGCATTGGGGTATGGGGGCGGAGTAAACGCTCTTACTACAATGGACACTAAAAAAGCGTTAAAAGACGAAGAAAAACCTCAAATATTGTCAAAATGGAGAGAAGCTAATAAAAAAATAGTATCTTTGTGGCGTTCGCTTGAGGATTGCGCCAAAAGATGTATCGGAACGAGACGCGAACAAGTTTATAGGATAGACGATGTTTCGAGTATTATTTTTCGATATGAGAGCGGCGCAATGACTATCGAACTACCGAGCGGTAGAAAGCTATTCTACCCATCGGCAAGAATGGGGAGGCGCACCATAGAAGGCGTTAACGGCTCGTTTGAAGTTGAAGATATATCCTACATGGGTCAAGACCAAACTTCCGGGAAATGGGTTAAGCTAAACACCTACGGGGGCAAGCTAACCGAGAACGTTGTGCAGGCGATAGCCCGTGACTTGCTGGCAAACGCAATTTTTAAGGTATTTGATTTAGGTTTTAATATCGTGTTGCATGTGCATGACGAGATTGCCGCCGAGATACCGAAAGACGGGAACGAAGAAAAGACGCTGCAAATAATGAGCGATGCCATGTGCAGTGCCCCGAGTTGGGCAAAGGGCATACCATTAAGAGCAGCAGGTTATATTACCGAATATTACAAAAAAGATTAAATTATGGATTTACGAAAAATGGTTTTTAAAATTGCTACAGCAAGCAGCGCGAAGTCTACTTCATGGAAAAACCGCTCCTACTCATGGGACGAGCTGGCTGAGAAGCTGGCAAAGGCAACCGTTACGGATGAGACGTACCGGGAGTTTATGAGCGCGAGCAAAGCCGAGCAGGGTAACATTAAAGACGTAGGCGCATTCATGGGTGGCGAGTTGTTCGGTAGCCGTAGAAACAAAAACAATGTCGGAGAACGCTCTATTTTGGCGCTTGATATTGACTACGGAGAAAAGAACTTCCCGGAAGCGTTCTACTCGGTTATTAATTGCGCGTGTATCATTCACGGGACGCACAAGCACAACCCGAAAGCGAACACGCTTCGTTACCGTGCTATTATCCCTTTGTCCGAACCAGTGGACGGGGAACAATACGAAGCCATCGCCCGAAAGGTTGCGGAGTTGACGGGTATAGACTTGTACGACAGAACGACGTTTCAACCCGAGCGCTGCATGTTCTTCCCGTCGGTTTCCAAAGACGTAGAGTATGAGTTTATAGATTACTCGGCGTTTAACGAAAGCCCTTTAGACGTGCAAAAGTATCTGGGCATGTACGACGATTGGAGCGATACTACCGAATGGGCATACCACAAGGACGAGAAGGGCGAAGCCCGGACGCTTGCTAAAGAACAACAAGACCCCACATTGAAGGAGGGTAACGTAGGCGACTTTTGCCGGGCATACACAATAAGCGAGGTTATCGCAGAATACCTATCAGACGTTTACGAACCTACCGAGCAGGATGATAGATGGACTTATACGGGTGGCTCGACTTCGGGCGGCATGCTTACCTTTAATGATATGTTTGCTTATTCGTTCCACAACAACGACCCGATACAAGGCAACCACGTGTTCAACGCCTACGACCTTGTACGTGTACACAAGTTCGGTAAGTTGGATAAGGGCGCGGATAGGAAGAACTCCACCGAGGCTATGAACGAATTGGTAAACAAGGATGCAAAGGTAGCAGCGGCGCGTGCCCGAATGCTTGCGGTTAAGGCTGGTGAAATCATGGGCGACTTCGACGACGTTATAGAAGTGGAGGAAGCCACGGACAGCGACGTAGCAACAACGTACGAGGACGCAATGGCAAAACTCGAAACGGACAAGCGCGGCGCATATCTACCATCTGCAAAGAATTTGGGCCTAATCATGAAGTACGACCCGAACCTAAAGGGGCTTATCGCGCGAGACCTATTTAAAGAACGACGGGTTGTTACACGCATACCTCTTTGGCGCGCAAAGGATAGCTCTCTGGACTTCCAAGATGTGGACTACTCGGGCGTACGTAAACACATCGAGGACGTTTACGGCATATCCAACAGTGCAAAGATTGACGACGCTATAGCATTGTCCGCAGAAATGAATTCTTTCCACCCAGTGCAGGAGTATTTAACTAAACTGAAATGGGACGGTATCGAACGTGTAGATAAGACCTTAATACACATCATGGGTGCAGAGGATAACATATATACCCGAGAAGCATTCCGAATTATGATGGTAGGGGCAGTTAAGCGTATCTTTCAAAAGGGCTGCAAGTTCGACAGTATGTTAGTGCTACAGTCCGAGCAGGGTGCAGGAAAGAGCACATTTATTCGGATGCTTGGCAAACATTGGTTTTCAGATAGCCTTTCGAGCATGGACGGAAAAAGCGCGTTTGAACAGTTGCAGGGTAACTGGATATTGGAGGTTGCCGAGTTGTCGGCAATGAGACGTTCAGAAGTTGAGGGCGTGAAAAACTTCATATCCAAAACAGAGGATAGTTTTAGACCGGCATACGGACGCGTTACTAAGAACTTTCCCAGGCAATGTATATTTATAGGCACAACGAACCGGGACGAATTCCTAAAAGACGATACGGGCGGCAGACGCTTTTTGCCCGTGAAGGTTAAGGCGAACGCCAATACGCCCCTAATCTTTGAAAAGGGCTTCGACGATTACGTAGACCAGCTTTGGGCGGAAGCCGTACAAATGTATTTCCGCAAAGTGAGTACGTTGTTATCCCGTGAAGCCGAAGCAATCGCCGAAGAAGGACGCGAGGAGCACTACGAGGCAGACCCACGTACCGCCGCAGTAGAAGCCTACTTAAATATGCTCGTACCAGCAGATTGGAGGCGTATGTATTTGAATGAACGACGCATGTACTTTAGGGAGTACGACGCGACAAAGGTAGACCCGGAAGATTTTACACTTGAAAAGATGGACTTCGTTTCGGTTATGCAAATAGCCACGGACGTGTTCGAGATGGAAGTAGGGCGCGTAACAGCTAAGGAAAGCCGCGAGATAGCCGCTATCATGTCTAAAGTACAAGGGTGGCAGCGAGCGGCGAACGGTAAAACCGTTATGGGTCTCGGACGCGTACGAGGATATGAGCGTATTGTTAACGAGTGATAACAGAGGGGGTGTAAAAGCCCCCAAATGTTAACTAACTGTTAACAGAATAACTAAATGAAATTTATTTCTTAAATGGCGTTAATGAAATATACAACCTATCGGTATTTGCCGTATATTTGTAATGTCAAAAGGAAATAATAACAATTTAAAAACAAAAGATTATGACTAAGTATTACGTAAACGGAAAGCAAATTTCAAAGCAAGAAGCCAACGAGATTAAAAAAGAAAATGCAAGATTGCAAAAGAGTACAGACCTTAACGACTGGTTGGGTATTCAATGGATTACAGAGATAAACAAATAAAAGTTAATAAGGCAATAACGGTGAACCTTCCAAAAGCTTCCGTTGTTCTTATAGTATAACAATTTAAAAACAAAAGATTATGAAAAAGTTAGTAGTATTAGCAGTGTTAATTTTTACAAGTGTATCAGCATTCAGCCAAATAACATCACAAGGCAAGCCGGACGTATTAAAGTCCTTCCGTATGGGCGTTTGCAAATTGGTTGATACCAATGGGGAAATAACCATCGAGGCGATAACGCGCGAGTCCGAAAGGTATATTATGAAAGTCTATTTAGGTACACCCGAGGAAGCGGCGGTAACGCTTGCAAGCCTTGCAGAATACAAGCCTGGTAAGGGCGAGACGGTCAACCTAAACAACCCGAGCAACAACGAGGCGTATTTCCAAAAACTTAATGGCACATGGGTAATCACCGAGAAGTTAACGGAGGTTTTCAGCATAGCCGTAAGCCGCGGAGAGCTTAAAAAGATGGTTGAAGCGTTGGAAAATTAAAGAAGTGTTTTTATTATATACAATTTTAAAAAGAAAAGATTATGAAAAGTGGAAATTTTATTGAGCTGTCATTCGTAGTTAAGGGTGAATTACAAGTAGAGTTTATCAACGTTGAACACGTATCTCGTATTATGCGCGTGGAATACAGACCATTTATTGGTATGCTGGGACAGACCTACACGCGCCAGATAACAGAAGAAAGCTACGAAGACCTAATGAACGCTATTAACCTGGAAGACTAAAAAAGCAATGGTACAGATATTAAAAGTAAGAATAATGATAGATAACGAGCCGCCAAAAACGGTGTACCCCACGGAGCAAGTATTTGCTACCGTGGAGGCTGCAAGAGAGTTTTTTAAATCAGAGTATAAAACAGAAAAAGTGATAATGTATTATGAGCAACGTTAGAGATTACAATATCGGCAAGTCCGATTATGCAAAACATAAGATACATCCCTGGGATATATGAGCACTATTAAATATAATACAGAGGAGAAATCAGAGGCTTTGAAAAAACTTAAAGAGGAGGTTAAATATAATAAATCTACTGGAGAATTTTATTGGATAAAAGCAAAGATTTATAGAAATCTAGATAACCCAATAGGGGATAATACAACTAGTAGATATAAATGTTTAACCCATAACCAAATTAAATACCATTTACATAAACTGGCTTGGTATTTTGAATATGGAATATATCCTCGCGAGCAAATTGACCATATTGATCAAGATACTTATAATAATAGTATTATCAATCTTAGATTAGTAACACCTCGGGAAAATAGTAAGAATAAACCAAAAAGAAGAAATAATACTTCGGGAATAACAGGAGTATCTTATGACAAGGAGTCAGATAAATGGGTAGTAAGAATAAAAAAAAATGGAAATAAATATGAGAACAGAGGAAGATTTAACTCAATTGATGAGGCTAAACAGGGAAGAGATAGAGCACTTGCTGAACTTGGGTATTTTGAAAACCACGGAAGAGAGCTGTCAAAGTTACCATATAGGAAAGTCTGATTATAGTAGGCACGTAATTCAACCTTGGAATATATGGCTTGAGTATAACTTGAACCCTTGGGATGCGGACATAGTTAAACGAGTGTTACGTACCAAAGATGGTGAAGATAGAAAGCTGGACTACGAAAAGATTATCCATGTGTGCAAGGAGCGTATCAGACAGTTAGAGGCAGAGCGTACCGGAGTAATAGAGGGCGACGAACCTGACTACAAAACAGCCATCCTCCCGGCGGAAAAAGCCGATTATAAAACAGTTATTTGCCCTTCTGAAAAGGACAAGCCCGAACTATTATACCGTCAAGGCATCGAATTTAATAATGTATATGAGGTGTATGGTGTTTTTCAGTCTGACGGTACACCATACGCATATCTTGGGTACTGGGGGAATGCGCACGTTTATTTAGAACTCGGGGCGTCGCGCATGTGGTCTTATTATGAGGGCGATTGGCTACCTAAACGCGCCTTTGGTTTAAATAGCGCACTACGAAATGATGACCACGCAGTATCTATGGAAATTGGCAAGTATGGTGTAGGGTATAAGAAGCACGACTATATAATATCGCGCGGCCGCCTATATCGCTGCATGTACGCCCTCCCCGATGGCTACGTGTATATGAGATTTGAGGGCGATGGGACATTTACCAAGGTAATAACAGGTTATAAGATTTTTAACGAAGGGTTGCAGCATGTCAAAGGAAATAATAAGTGAAAAAGATTTAGAGCGCACTTTTAGCGAGCGCCTAAACAGAACAAAAAAAGTGTGGGTAATAAAACTATTATCCACCTTTATAAAAGGTTTGCCGGATAGAATGATACTTTGCCAGGGTGGGTATGTAGGATTTGCCGAGATTAAGACCACAGGAAAGAGGCCAACCAAGATACAATTACTGATACATAGCAAGTTAGAGGCTTTAGGCTTCAAAGTATTTGTTATCGATGATTTGGAAAGCAGGGACGCTGCAATAAGTTTCTTCTTAAGAAATGTTAGGGAAATAAACAACGTACCAGGAAAAGGGTTATCTTTGTAGCATCAAATTAAAAAACAGAAATCATGAAAAAGAGAAGTTTAAAAGAAGAAATCGAATACCGTTTAGGTATGTACTTTGGTATCAAGTCTGGCGCGCTGTATGTGCGCGATGAAAAATTCGGTAACACCGAGGAAATTCTAAAGCAGTTGCAACACGATATTACCCAGGACGTTAATTTCCTTTCGCGTAAAACGCTGGGGTATGTATCGGATGAGCAGGATTTCAAAAGCATTTGTGTGTTCTATAAAACTAAATTAACGAAGTAATAAAGCTATGGTAAGCTATATAGATTTAAAGTTAAAATGTATCGCGGGTCACGCCGAAATAGTAATCAACGGTCAGCGCATCAAGTGCGCTGCCGATTACGACAGAGTAATAAAACATATAACCCCGGCAGCCCTCCATGAGTTCAACGCCCAGTTATCAATGATAAAAGCAATGTTATGTTAGAAAGAAAGCAATTACATGAATACCAAGTAAAGGGAGTGCAGCATATTATTGACAACGAGTTTTGCGCGTTGTTCCTCGATATGGGCCTCGGGAAAACAGTAACAACCCTAACCGCCATCAAAGACCTTTTAGACAATTGCATTATATCTAATTGCTTGGTAATAGCCCCGAAGAAAGTAACGCAGGTAACCTGGAGCGATGAGATTAAAGCATGGGCACACCTTAAAGACTTGACGATTTCCGTTATCGACGGCACAGTTAAACAACGCCGGGAAGCCTACGAGAGGCAAGCGGACATATACGCAATTAGCCGTGATAACATTGTTTGGCTTGTAATGGAGTACGGAGGTATTAAACTTCCCTATGATATGGTAGTTATCGATGAGTTGAGCAGTTTTAAGAACTATGCCTCAAAGCGTTTTAAAGCCCTTAGAAAGGTGCGAAAGTTTATTCCCCGGGTAGTAGGCTTGACGGGTACACCATCGCCAAACGGACTAATAGACCTATTCGCGCAAATGTATTTGATAGACCAAGGGCAAAGGCTCGGTAAATCAATCACAGCGTACAGGGATAGGTTTTATAGACCCGATAAACGGAACGGCGATATAGTGTTCAGTTATGCACTGAAAAGCCCACAGGAGGAAACAGAGCAGCAAATAAGCGACCTAATAAGTGATATAACCATATCGATGACAGCCGAGGACTATTTGAAGATGCCCGAACGTATAAACATATACGACCGCGTAGAGTTGTCCCCGAAGGTGCTGGCGCAATATAAGGAGTTTGAGAAGGAACAAGTATTGGAACTTATCAACTCGGACGAACCGATAAGCGCAGCGAGTGCTGCCGCTCTATCGAATAAGTTACAGCAGTTCGCGAACGGTGCGATATACGATGCCGACCGAAAGGTTATCGAGTTGCACGACGAGAAGTTAGAGAAACTCGAGGAGCTGGTAGAGGCCGCGAACGGTTCGCCCGTATTGGTTGCCTACTCTTACAAACATGACCTCGACCGCATAATGAAGAAGCTAAAGGCATACAAGCCCGTAAAATTGGAGAAGCCCGAGCAGATAGACGACTGGAATGCCGGGAAAATTAAAGTGCTGGTAACGCACCCGGCGAGCGCAGGGCACGGGCTTAACCTACAAAAAGGTGGACATACGCTTATATGGTTTGGCAATACATGGAGCTTGGAACTATACATGCAGTTCAACGCCCGGTTGTACCGCCAGGGGCAAACGTACCCCGTAACCGTTCATCACATCTTAACCACGGGAACGGTAGACGAGAAGATAATAAAAGCCCTGGATGGCAAGAAACATACGCAAGACGGGCTTATGCAGAGTATTAAAGAACTTATGGAATTTTACAGTAAGAAATGAAAAAGTTAATAGCAGTTATCGCAGTCCTACTTTTATTAGTAGGCCGCACTGTAGTACAGAACGCCGCGGACAGCATACAACGTAATTTCAAGCTACGGCAATTAGAGTACGGGCTATCACTGAAGGATAGTTTAATGCTTAAATGATGTTAACGAAAGAACCGACATAACAGGAAAAGCGTTATCTTTGTATCAACGATTTAAAAACAGAAGATTATGGAAAAGTATTCAAAAGCAGTTAGTGAGATGTACTCACAGTTTAATCAGATAGAAGCCCATCCGATGGAAAAGTACTTAGTG